AATAGCGTTTTGGATTGCTGGCAGGATGGTCTTCAAAATGTCAACTCCCCGATCCGCGCCGTCGATAACGTGATCGTATAAACCCCGCCATCGTCTTTGACCTCGTCAACCGTCCATACTGTTCCATCGATGGTTAACTGGTCTCTGACTGCTGGTTTCGATATGCTGGATTTCTTCACCAACAAGTCGAACATCGTCACCCGCGTACCATCCAGCGCCGACCGCCCCGATATTTCATCGCCTTTCACACACACCACCGACGCTGCGCCGATGGTGTGTGTTGACCCAAAGCCGTCAAGGTCGAAATAGATATCGAGGTCTTCGGTCAGCATTATGCGCTCGGAAGGGTCTCGGCGGCCCCCTTGACCACGATTGCAGCCATGGGAGTAGCGGTGCCATGAGTACCAGAGAAGTCAGCCAGAACCTTGAGATACCGCTTGCCGCCGATATACCCGATCTCTGTCACGGACGCTGCGGCATGTGCAGCGACAAGGCTTTTGACAATCCCGCCACTGCCAACCGTAACCCCAACTACATCGGCATCGGTGACGGCGACATAGGTGGAATCGTCCTCGCTATGGGTCAGTTTGAACTCAACTTTATTAGTTGCGTCAAAAGTGATTCCGCCTGCGCCTACTGCTATTAGCAGCAGTGCGGCTCGATATCCGTCGAGGTCGATTGCAGCCGGGGTATTGTCGGCGGCAAGCGCAACCGGCCCGAAGGCGACAACAGGTTCCAACAAGTTATAAAGGTCTTTATCCAACATGGTTCACCTCGTAATGGTCAGAAATTAAGCCTTGTAGCCGTCTGCGAAGGATTCGGCGTGACGGATGGCAATATCAACATCTTGGAAGCAGACAATCCTCGTCCCGCCAGATTTCGACAGCGTATTGGTATCGACGGTGACATCCAGCCCGGACCACATCGCCATGATCAGGTCAGCAAAATTGCCGAAGATGATGTGTTTTGCGGTTACGTTGTTGCTCGGTCGGCACTGGTAGGTGTTCAGTCTGCCGTCGCTGTCGAGGATATACAGGCCATTGCCTGAGGTCTTCTCGGTCTGCTTCATCTTGCCGATGATTGTCGGCGTGGTGATGTATCCGAGAGACCCGACGAGAGCGTTGTCAGTCGATACCTCTGTTTCAAGGTCGATGATATTGGCCCATGTTGGGGTATTGGTAGCGTTCAGGGTTACACTGCCAATTCCGGTGGTGTTGAGGATGCCGCGCGGCTGACCGTTGTTTCCGGTCCCGGCAACAGCGGCGGAATCCAGAGCAAGCGCAATGGCAATCGCAAAATCGCCGCGCACAAAATTTTCAACGTCGATTGACCCCTGGAGCATCATTCTCCGGGTGATGTCGGTGAACGCGCCTATTGTTTTCGGAGACATGCGGATTTGCCCAAGCGCCTGCTGGCTCTCGGTCAGGTCGCCGCCTTCATTGACCCAGTATGCAGTGGCACCGCCGGTCTGCTTCGGAATGTCGATATCCCCAACCAGCCCGGTGAGGGTCCGAACTCCCATCTGCATTACCGCAGAGGCGTTACGGAGCATGTCGATAAACGATCCGGTCTGCAAGGTCTCGGCCACCAGATATCCGCCGGCGGTGCCGATGTTGGTTACGAGGTCACGCTGATAAAACCTCTGATCTACAAGAACATCATGAGGGATAAACGCGCCCTTTGCCTGTCGTTTCGTTTTGTCCTCGAAAGCCTGAGAACATTCCCGCTCGAAACCGGCCTTACTCCAATCGTTGGTTGCAAGCGCTTTGACAAGGTTCAAGAACGAATAGCGCTTGACCTCGCCACTCGACAGCCCGATATTCGGATCGGGAATCGACAGCGGCGGCTCGGATTTCTTGCCCAGTTCGCCCAGCACTTCAGCCCTGAACTGGTCGAGTGTCTTGTCGCCGGAAATGGCCTTTTCTGCTGCACTTTCCATTCCGTGCATTTTGCCCAGTGCCGAAATATCGCGAATTCTGGCGACCTCGGCATTTCTTGCATCGACCTTGATCTGTTCAACGTCTACCTGTGGAGTTTTTACTTCTTCCATAATCTTTACCTCGATTGGTTTTAGTTCATCGTCGCTTCTGCCTACCCCCACAGTGGTGTCTGCGGGAACGGCTACAATGCTCGCCTCAAGTGGAGTCCATTTTGTGACGCGGTATGTGTCATCGGAATCTTTGTCCTGTTTGACAAGTTTCATCTCGTTGACCCTGTAGCCTACCGAGATATTGCCCCTGATTCCGTCAACCACGTCTTGAAAAAACTCTTCGGCCCTTGCACTTTTGCCAAAGCGCACGATTGCCCGCCCCTTGCGGTCAGGGTCGATCCAAGCCTTTTCAATGACTCCTATTTGATCGCTATGATCATGCCCTGACAGGAACGGTGCTCGCCCTGATCGGAGAAAATCCATATTCACTTCACCGTCCTCATGCCCCAGGACTTCAACCCCGAACCATCGGCGATACGGTTCTTCAGACGAAAACGCGACCTCTACCGTCCTGGCGTCTTGGTCTATCGCTGCGCGGTCAACGGTTGCCGACCGGAAACAGGTTTCACTGCTCAGTTTTTTTAGGATTTGGTCCATTTTGCTGTTCCTTTGGAGTAAATGCCGGAATGACCAGCCCTGCGGCCTCTGCCTTGGCTTTTGCCTCCCGGTTGGCTTCAATCACATCGTCAAAATCAACCCCACGTTCTGCGGCAATGTCGTAGATGGATTTAAAGCAGTTAGAAACGTCTTCTTGTGCGGCTTCTGACTCTGCCGACGGATCAACCCACTCCCACCCACGCGGACGCCATACTGCGGAGTTGAATTTATCGAGTTTGCCAGGAGGTAATGGGATGAATCCGGTTGTTAGCGACATCTTCAGCCATCTATCAAATACCGGCTGGCATAAATGCTCGATCATCAACGACTGAATCGCCCGCCATGCGCCCCGGTCAGCAAGTTCACCAGACCTGATAGATGAGAAACTGACTCCCTCAAGGTTGTTCGCCAGGGCGACATACGACACATTCAGCCCAGACGCCACCCCGCGCAATTCAGCCTTGAGAAATGATTCAACGGTCGATACTGGCTTGTCCGGATTCCAATCCTTAAAATCCCATCCTTTTTTCAGTTTCTCGAAAAATCCCGGCTCTGCTTCCTGTATCGGGTTGCCTGAATCATCCTCATCGTCGCCGTCATACGTCGAATCATCGCCAGGGATATAAAACCCCATCTTGCTTGCGGCTATTCTCCAAGCAATAACCTCGGCCTCTTCTGCCGCTGATATCTGCCTGAGTCTGTTAGCAACAGATGTGATCCAAGGCGCGGAGCGGGTCTCGTCAATTCGTTCCGGTCTACGGAGATGGATTATATTTTCTGCAGGAAACCTGCGTCGGAATTTAGATGTCATCTGCGTTGCAGTTTCAGCCGGATGTCTCGTTAAAATATGGTACGCGACCGGAGAATTGAACGAATCAAGCTCAACCCCCATCGATATCTTATTGCCGTTGCCAAGGTCGGTGTTTAATTCGAGGTCGAGGTGATCAGCTTCGATGATCTGGAAAGCGAAACCTGCGCTATTTTTCGTCCATTTTGGAGGGAAATACAGCAACACCTCGCCGTCTCTGGCCATCGACCGGAGGATAATTCTCTGCGCGTCGAGCCATGTAAACCGACCGCAAACAGTGCAACCCTTCCGCCCCCATTCGCGCCACTTCCCCTCAATCAGCCGATTTGCGTATTGATCTGGCCTTCCGTCGCCACCAACAGCCCGAACTTGTAGCCCGATGCCCTTATGCCCGATGACATTCTCGATCAGCAGGTTGAAATATCGGCGGATATAATCGTTGTTTCGCTCAAGGTCTCTTGATCTGTTCCGCAAAATACGCAGCGCCGATTTTAACTCCATGTCGGCGGTACTGGTCGGAGCGTTCCAATCGGCTGAAAGCCTGTTGGTTGTCGCCGCAGCATATGCCCTGCGCGGCCCTGAATTGGTCTGTTTGATGCTCTTTTTACGGCTGAATGGCCAGATCATCAGATAAATCTCGTGAGTATTTTACTCTGCTTCTTACCTGCGGCCTTTGCCTTTTCTGACTCAACCCTGGCGCTATAGATGCTCTCTAGTTCGTGCAATTCTTTAAATGAGTTTTTCCACAACTCACGCCCGCCTATCGTGTATCTCAGAACGTCCTCTGTAGCTTTCCCTCTGATAACAAGCCTTATGTTCGCAAGGGTAATTTCGTTGTGCGTTCTGCCGTCATATGTGGATAGCGTTGATGGATCAGGCAGAATCGTCAAATTCCCGGTTTCTACCGTATAACGATCAGTGCCGTCTGTTATAAGGGCGGTGTATTTGTAATCGCCAGCAGTATAAAGCGCGGTAGCGGCTGCGGATAAATCAATGAGATGGGCATCGCCCAAAGCGGACGATGTGAAGTCGATAGCGTGCGTAGCGTTGAGAAGGTAAAACGTGACGGACCATCCAGCAGAAGCAGGGTAGTCGGAGAAGGTCAACAGCCAGGATGCAGAATTGCCAGCCGTGATCGATGATGGCGTTTCGGTAGCTGTATCTGTCATATGGTAGCGCGTTTATAATTGTTCACGCTACCATCATAACATGGGATTTTTTACTGATCTTGAAAAGCAGTAGAATACACAGAGAAACTACATTAAATGCATTAAAATAACTATTGACAAGGTTTTGAGTTACGCTCTTTTTCGAGCCTGTTGAACTCTAAAAGGTCGGCACAAAGCGCCCTCCATTTGCCTTCAGGCCCATCCTTCCACGCTTTTAATCCTGAATCTTTTACCAATCCCGGTATCTCTCTATGATTGCGCTTGATTATCTTGCTGATGTTTTCTGAACCATAAACCATATGCTCGTCAGGTCTGATAAATACCGTGTAGACAACGACAGCGTCACCAGTTACGGATGAAACTGCGCTTTC